TGGATTCCTCGGTCGGGTGTCGTTGGTGGTCAGGGTTCTCGGCGCTGGCGTCACGGACAGGATCCGGAGCCGCGCGTAGGGGTAGCGCTCGACGGCTCGCCGTTCGGCGTCGGCCGCGTCCACCGCGCCGACGATCGGCACGGCGGTCGGCTTGACCGAGCCGTCGAACAGGAGCCGGACGAGGTAGTGGGCCTCGCTGTATCCGATCTCGTAGGGCATCGTTGGGCTCCTCTCAGAAGCTCGGGTCGCGGTAGTAGTCGCGGTGCCCGAGCCCGAGCCCGCCTCGCGAGTTCATCGGCGCACCGGCGGCCACCCAGCGGCCGTTCTTGCGCAGCGTGAACTTCTTGATCGGCGCGTCGAAGTCGCGGATGAACACGGTCACGTCACCGTGGCCGCGGGCGAAGCTGAGCCCGCTCTCGCGGCTGGCCTCGCTGCTCATGTTCTCGACGCGGTCGAGCTGGACCCAGATGGTCTTGGCGGTCCGCTTGACGATGGTCGCCGGGTTGCGGTCGCTCCAGCCACCGATGGTGGCGGCGTCCTCGCCGGTCGGGTCCAGGATGTGCCTGGCCTCTGTGGTCATTCTGTTCTCCTCGGTCGGGGGATCGCGGCGCTCTCGCCGCACTTACGAGCTTAGCACAGTTCGTGCGCTAAGACTCCTCGATGTTGCCGCCGCACTCGGGGCAGCAGCCACGACCGGGGATCCAGCGGTGACCGCAGTCTTCGCAGGTCACGCCTCGGCGATCCAGCCGGTCGTCAATCTCTTCCCTGCGCGCATCCTCGCGCCGGTCCTCGTCGGTGCCCATCAGGCCTCCTCGACGCGGAGGCCCGCGATGGCGTTCTCTGCCGACATCTTCATGTCGCGCTGGCCGTGCAGGTAGCCGCGCCGGAACTCCTGGAGCGCGAACAGCTTGATCATGTCGCGCACCTCCTCGCTCAGCTCCAGGCCATGCTCCAGGATGAGGTCCAACTGGTCGGTGGTCTCGGGCGTCTTCATGCCGTCACCTCGTGGGCCAGCGGGTTGGCCAGCCGGTGGATGAAGTCGACGACCTCGGGGAAGATGCGGTCGAACTCCGCGCCCCCGAAGGCATCGACGAACCCCGGGACCTCCAGCGCGCGCCAGAGCGGCTCTGCCGCCGCGACGATCCGCTGCGCGTCCTCGATGGAGATGTCCCGCCTGCGCGCGATGGCCTCGGCGATCTCAGCGATCTCAGCGTCAGTCATGCCGCCGCCTCGCCCCAGTCGCCGTTGCGGAAGCAGCTCGCCCGGTAGGCGACCTCTCCGACCTCGTCGCAGTAGACGCCGCGCTGCTCACCCTTGATCCAGGTCTTGGTGCCGCGCTTGAAGACTCGGCGGACGACGTAGTCGTCACCCCAGTCGTAGTCGACGGTGACGCTGTACCCGGCGCCGACCTTCAGGGTCACGCCGGTCGTGCGCCGCTCGATGCGGCCGCCGCTGATCGCCAGGATGTTCATCCGGCCGATCTGCGCGAGCAGCGTGTCGGTGTCGCACTCGCGGAACTCGTTGGTGGTGGTCATGCGGTCTCCTTGGTGGTCTCGAACAAGGCGGGCTCCAGCTCCTTCTCCAGCTTCTCGGCGCACCGAGCGCAGGAGAGGTACCAGCCGAGGATCGGGTGCCTGCAGGCGCCTTCGGCGGCGTTCTCGCACAGCGCGAAGGCCTGGCAGGCGACGTTGTCGCTGGCCTCCAGGATCTTCTCGGTCATTTCGCTCCTCGGTCGTTTTCGCTTACACCTGGAGTATAGCACACGATGCGTGCTAAGAGCGGGCGCGAGGGAGGCGGTCGGCGTACCCGGCCTTGGTCCGCCAGTAGGCGCCGCAGCCGCCGAGTTCGCGCTCGCAGCTCACCGCCGAGTAGTCGCTCGGGGTGTAGTGGTAGCCGTTGAAGGCCGAGTAGTTGCAGCGGTAGTGAACGACGCGCCAGGCGTCGCGCTTGCCGCACTTGCAGGTCCGGCCCTGGCTCATGGCAGGTACAGGTCGCCGGGGTTGCGGTCGGTGATCATCCCCAGGATGTCGATCGGCACCCGGCCGTCCAGGCCCTCGGTGTTCGCGATCGCGTCCAGGATCTCGGCCGCGGGCCAGCACTCCACCGGCGCGTGCGCGAGCATGCACCAGCCCTCGAAGTCCAGCGGACCGAGGATCTCCAGGAAGCCCGCCGCGGACGGCGAGAACGGCCGACGCGGGGTCAGGGTGACGATCGGGCCGGTCGGGCTGTTCGGCCTGCCCCAGGCCCAGATCGAGCCCATGCCGTGCGGCCGGTGGCGGCCGTCGCGGTAGGTGCCGACCCAAATGCCGGTCACGGTGTCGTCGTAGCTCCACAGCGTCGGGTCGACGATCACCGCGTCCTCGTCGTAGCAGTCGTCGCCGAGCACCATCCAGGAGTGCTGGGCGCCCACGCCCTCACAGGCGCCACGGGCGACCCGGCAGCCCTCGCCGTACGCGCGAACCAGCTTCACCGAGGCGGCGTGGCAGTGGCCCGCCCAGTCATCGAGCGGCGCCAGCACCTCCTCAGCCCAGCGGGCCAGGTCGTTGGTCGTGGCGGTCACGAAAGCACCTCCCATCCATAGACGATCCACTCCCACGGAGCCCAGCGAGCATCGCCCCACCAGCGGCGACTGTCGCCGTCCACGAACTGTTCATGACAGCCCCCGTGGCCCGGCTCGCGCTGGCAAACGCTGCCCTGATTAGATCGCGCTCCGCAGATCATGGGTTCGCCGCCCGGAGCGCGTCGAGCATGGCGTCCTTCTCGGCGTCGATCCGCTTCTGGTCGATGTCGAAGAACGCAGCCAGCAGCTCCCTGATCGGCCTGTGCGTCGGCCAGTAGCGGCCGCTCGGGCTCTCAGGGTCGGGCTCGCACAGGCGGTAGCCGTGCGACTCCAGCCAGTCGATGAACTCGCCGCAGGTCTGCGACTTGTCGCTGATCTTCTTCAGCCTTTCGTGCTCGGGGTAGGCGTCCATCAGAACGCGTCCTTGTCAGGGTCGAAGCTGACGGGCGGGCCCGGCTTGGTCGGCAGCGCGCGCTCCAGCTCGCCCATCGCGACCTCGAACTCCCAGTAGTCGCGCTTGCTCGGACCGTCGCGCCAGACCTCGACCAGCTCGCGCACCAGAGCATGGACGCGCACCAGCTCCAGCCGGAGGCGCGTCTCGTCGCGGAGCGGCATCTCCAGGAACTGGTCCCCGTCAGCGGGGCGGTTGTCGTAGAGGAGCCGGACGATCAGCCCGTGCGGCGCGTAGTCGGCCGGGTCGGGGATCAGTACGAAGTGCTCGGGCCGGGCGCGAATCTCAGCCTCGACCACGTCGATGCCGTACGCGTAGCGGCCGTCCAGCCTAACGGGCTCGCCCGAGTCGGCGTGCAAGATGCGATAGCGATCGCTCACCGCAGGCTCCGGGAGCGTGCGTCACGCGCCTCGGCGGCGCGGTCGCGCACCGGCGCGGTCTTGCCCGTCTTGACGAGCGAGTGCTTCGACACCAGGCCGATGAACTCTCCGTCGAGCGTCTGCACGTAGATTTGCCCCATGGTCCCGTTAGGCGGGCAGCCATGCGGCTGGATCTTGTGCACCTCGGCGCCTGCGTGCTTCGTGACGCGCGCGTCGGTGCGGTCCAGCAGCCCGGCGGGCTCCAATCGGTAGACAGCTCGATTCTTCACTTCACCACCTCCATCGTGGTATCGGGGTCGACGTAACGCACGACCGGGTGCAGCCCGTCGGTCGTGTCCAGGCGGGCCAGGCGCACCAGGCGGCCGCCGTCGTTGCCGACGGACTCGTACAGAGCCCGGCCGCCCACGACCCGGACCGCTACCGGCTCATCAAGCGGGCCGCCGTAGCGGGCCGCATCCTCGGCGTACGGGTCACGGGTCGTGTTCTCTGGAAGGGTCCGGGACGTGCCGTCGAACCCGATCAGATCCCAGGCGGTCAGGGTCATCGGACCTCCCCCGGGTTGAGCCGGGGCAAGACGCGGGATCGTTGCCCGCCGTCTCGGCGCATCAGGACCAGTTCCAAGTCGCCGTTGCTGGCCAGCTCGACGAGCCGGGTCAGCGCCCTGACGGCGCGCATGGTGCGGCGCAAGTCGGGTGCCGGGTCGCTCGACACGCCCAGCGCGGCGCGTACGTCGCGTCGCAGCTCACGGCGCTCGGTCGCGCTCCCGCTGCGGGGCAAAGTTCTGAACTCGGTCATCCTGTCTCCTCGGTCGTTTCTCTCTCCATAGAGCGTAGCACATGATGTGCGCTCCAAGCCTTCTCGGTCGCGCGCTCACGCGTCGCGCCGACGCCGTGCGCGTAGCGACCGTCGCCCACCGCGATGTACGCGCTGAACAAACGGTCGGTGCGTGGCACGATCCAGCCGACGACCTCGCGGCCGACGACGATGTGGCGCTTGCGGCGGATCACTCGGGCTCTCCCGTGATCGCCTCGCGTAAGGCGATCGCCTCGCGGTCCAGCTCGTCGGCGCGAGCGCGCATCCGCCTGCGGAGGTCGGTCTTCGCCCTCCCGCGATTGACTGAGCTGCGCGCCATCTTGCGCAGCTCCTCGGCGCGATCGAACAGGTAGACAGCGTGGTCCCAGCGCGGATCCTCGTCCATGCAGCTCACGCCTCGACGCCCTCGCGCTTGGCCCGCTTGAGGCAGGCCTTGCACTCGACGGCTTTGGTGGTCGCGATCGTCCCGGACACGGTCCGGCCGGTGCAGTAGAGCACCGCGCTCATCGGGAACCGGGAGCGGCGCACCAGGTGCACCTTGCCCGCGCCGTAGTTGGTTGCGTGCCGGTTGAGTTCCTCGGTCATTCGTCTCCTTCGTTGGTTAGAAGATCTGCCCGGCGTGGACCCAGTGGGCCATGCCGTAGGCGTAGTCGGATACCTCGATCGGGTCGTCGTAGCGGAGCTGCAGCGTGCCCGCGCGCTCGCGCTCGAACATCAGCCCGATCAGGTAGTCGGCGGTCTCGTCGGCGTACCCGCGGTGGCGCTCCTTGAAAGCGCGGCCCTCGCGGAGCAGCTCGCGGCGCTGGGCTCGGGTCAGCCTCACCAGTCACCCCGGCGCAGCTTGGCGCGGACGTCCTGGCGCGAGCGCTGCTGGCGCCGCGTGCGGCCCTTGCCGCGCTTACCGTGGGCGCCTGCGCCGGAGCGCAGGTGCGCGTCGACGGCTACCCAGGAGCGGACTCGCGTCCGGCGGTCCTTAGCCGTCCGGCTCATCGTCTCGTCCCATCGTCTTCTCCCGGCACGCCGTCCACCGTCCAGGGACACTGGTCGTCGGGGCGGTCGCAGCGGACGATCTCAGCGCCCGGGTGTACGAAGCGTCCGGCCGCGCGGTCCTGAATGCGCTCGCTGAGGATGTCCCTCTTGTGTCGTCGCGTCGCCCCGACTCGTGGCCCGTCGTTGGTGTGGGCGTTGAAATAGACCTCGTGGTAGTGACTCATCAGGCTCCTTCCTGATTGGTGGTTTCGCGCTCGATCAGCTCGCGCGCCTCGGACAGGCGGATCGCCCATCGGAAGAACTTGAGGTCGATCTCGCCATGGCGGCGGTGGTCGTACTTGCCGTCCGGCGTGTCCCAGAGGGTCTCGCCGTCGGCGTCGATCTCCTCGACCGCCCACAGGCTGTCCAGCGAGTCGGCCGAGACCTTGAAGTACCGGCCGTCGACCTCGGCGTAGCGGTCGCGGTAGCTGTTCCACAGGTTGGGGTTCCAGGGCGCGGTCTTGGAGAGGCGGATGCTCACGCCGTCTCCAGCGCCCGGGCGAATCCGAACGCCCGCTCGGTCGTCTTGGTCCCGGCGGCCTCGGTCATCGCGATGGCGTCGGCGTTGATCGTCAACGTCTCGCCGTCCAGGTCGATGAACTGGCGGATCCGGTCGTCTTCGCCCATCGTGCGGCGCTTCAGCGTCGCGCCGATGTCGGCGGAGTTCCCCTTGACGGTCCTGGTCAGGCCGTTGGCAAGAAACAGCGTCGTGGCTTCCATCTGGGCTCCTCGGTCGGGGGGAGAAGCGCCCTTCTCTCCGGGCGCACCCATGATGATAGCACAGATAGCACACGACGTGCGCTAGAGCCTACTCCTCCCAGCCGCCGTAGCCGTCCTCGTCGTCATAGCCGTTGACCTGCCCGTTGGTGATCGCGTACTCGCCGTCTGAGCGACCTTCGCTGTAGTCCATCGAGTCGGGTTCGCGGAGCGTCGAGCGCTCGAAGCCCAACTCGGTCATCTCGTCGATCGAGGTGATCTCCTCGTGGTTGACCTGCTGGCGGATCCACCAGCACTCGTTGGCCACGATCGCGTAGGTCAGCGCCTGCATCCAGTCGTCGGGACCGTCGGCGCGGTAGAGCACCTTGACCCGGCCGACGTCGTCCTGCTCGACCGAGCGCACGTTGGCGCACATCTGCTCGACGAAGCCGGTCGGGAGATCCTGGGGCAGGTACTCGCGCTGGGCGCGGACGCGCTCCTGGGAGGCGTCGATCGCCTCGGTCCGGCGGACGCTGGCGCGACGCTGGGTGTCGTCGACCTGGAGGATGTCGCGCTGGGTCTCAGACGCATAGTTGACGATGTACACCCGCCCGGCGAACTTGTTGGCGAACGCCTGGGCGAGGCGGTTCTCGGGCAGGTGGTCGATCCCGGCCATGACCACCCGGAAGCGGTCCATCAGCTTGGCCATCTCGTCGAAGCTGTCGACCGTCCCGAGGTACAGCGTGCGGCCCTGGACCTCGGATGCCTGCTCGGTGATCCACACGTTCAGCGCGCGGACCGACGCGACGTCGATCCCCATCATCACCGGCTTGGCGCCGTCGTAGCCCGCGGCCTGGACGAAGCCACGCTGGGCGGCGGCGATCATCGCGGGCGTCAGCCGGGCGCCCTCGGCCTCCCACGGCTCGCCGAGGTCGCGGTTGTAGAACACCTGGCGCCGGTAGGCGACCATCTCCTTGGACGCCTTGATCAACCGCGGCACGATCTGCTCGTCGGGGAGGATCAGCTTGGTGACGTGGTAGCCGCGCACCGTGCGCGACAGGTGACTGGCCACCCACTCGCCGTGGGCCACGTCCAGGGGCCCCTGGCGGCACGCTCGGCACACCCGGATCTCGCGCTCCAGGTCGATGTTGTCGGCCCAGGTCAGCGCCTGCCACTCGCCACAGCGCTCGCAGCGGACGTTCCACTCGCGCTGGTCCGATTGCTTGAACTCCTTGTGGATCCCGTGCTCGGAGATCGTCGGGAAGCCGATCCGGCGGATCATCCCCAGCGAGTCCTGGCCACCGACGCGGCGCTCGGCGATCGGGATGTGCGCCTGGACCAGCAGGTCGTGCTCGTCGAGGCACAGCGCGTCGGCGTCGATCGACTCCAGCCCGGCCTCGGCCTCTGAGCCGCGGAAGTAGCAGATCCCCAGGCCGACCGACTTCAGCG